CAGAGGTAAAACCAGCAGAGTGGCACTGCACCGCTGACATGGCCGCTGCGGTCGGCTTGCCGAGATCGCTGAAGAACTCAACTGCCGAAGCTTTCGATCTGGAGATCTCCAAATCCACCCGCGATAATATGTCAGGTAAGACGTGGGTGGGTATGACTAAAGAGTTCCAGAAGGAAGTAGAGGAATACGCCATCAAGGACTCCGTCCTCTGCCTCCGTCTATGGAAGGCTTATGAGTCTAAATGGTCGCAGTTTGAGCGGGACATCAGCGTCACGAACCGACGCATCGTCCAGAGGGGAATCCCGATTGACGTGGACGATCTACGCAAAGCTAAGGAGACCATCAACGAACTTATCTTTGAAACGGAGAAGGCGATTCCTTGGGCGGACGAGAAACCTTTACTTAGCCGTAAAGCGTTCGACGAACACTGCATCAATCTCGGCATCGAGCCACCTGCCTCTCTCGCTAAAACTGATGTAGATGCCCAGCGGTGGATACTGGCTCATGGTCACAAATATAAATGGATCGAGGCCGTGACGAACTGGCGTCGTATCAACACGATCAAGAAGAAGCTCGATAGCTTCGACTGCGCGACAATGCCGGACAACCGATACTACGGCGGCATCATGTATTTCGGCGGACACACCGGACGCTTCAGCGGTAGCGGCGGTAACCTTAATCTCCAGAACTTGCCGAGAGAAGGTATGTTCGGGGTCAATATGCGTAACCTTATTACTGCACCTAAAGGTAAGAAGCTAGTCGTCGTTGACCTCTCTCAGATCGAAGTCCGCACTCTTTGCTGGCTATCGGGCGACCGAGATACGATGGACGCAATCGAAGAGTCGGACGATATCTACGAAGCGTTCGCGATCCAGTTCGGACTGTGGTCTGAAGATAAAGGAGTCCTGAAGAAGGAGGACGCCAAGCTGAGACATAAAGTCAAGGCTCTCGTATTGGGCTGCGGCTACGGTGCGGGTGCAAAACGGTTCGCTGAGATGTACGATATGCCCCAGCAAGAAGCCCAAGACGCTGTGGATCTTTACCGAACCAAGCTCGCTAAGGTTCCCCAATACTGGAAGAAACTCGGCAAACAAGTCGATAAAGCATACGACGTAGGTCGCCTGTCTCTGCCGCTACCGTCTGGTAGGTCTCTTAACTATGGGAATCTACGCAAGACTCTGGCTCAAGGACGCATCCAGTTTGTTTCCAGCATCAACCGGAACGGCCAGAAACGCATCATGAAACTATGGGGTGGAGTCCTCGCTGAGAATCTCTCACAGGCTCTGGCCAGAGATATTTTCAGTTTCATGATGTTAGAGATCGACAAGGCTGGCATAGACATTATCTTCCATGTTCACGATGAAGTGATCTGCGAGTGTGACGAAGCCGAAGCCGAAGAAACCCTACAAAAAATTACTCAAATTATGTCCACTCCTCCTGAGTGGATTAGCGATATCCCTCTGGATGCGGAGGGAGAAATTCTAACCCAATACCAAAAATAATGACCTACAGATATTTGCGTAACCTACGCGACAGCAAAGCCCAGAAAACAAGCGAACTCGATAACCTTAATCTAAAGAAACCATCATTTAAGAATAAAGCGGACTACCGAGAATGGTGCAGTAACAATAATACTGACCACGTATTCTATTCTTGTGTCGAAGGACGCGCCCCATCAAAACGAGTCAGCAACGACAATCCGGTTCACAAAATCCACGGTGTAGTAGCTGACTACGACTCACCCCTCGATTGGAAATCTTTTCGGAATAAGTTGGCCAACGCTTGTGTGGGTATACCACTCCCCACGTGGGCTAGCCGAACTCAAAGTGGTTACCTCCGACTAGTTTGGGAATTTGATTCGTCCATACCGATTGACCCCTCTATGTATGACTCGTTCATGGGTTATATCAACAAGTCGCTGAAGATGGATAAACTCTTCGCTGGTTTTGATAAGACTTCATTAAAACCTAATCAATATTTTGAGTTAGGTGAAGACTGGATTAAAACAGGAGATGCGATCCCGACAGACGTGGTCCATGCTTGCCTGTCTAAGGCTGTGTCATCAAAACCGCCGGAATCTTCAGATACATCGGTTCCCCTAGACGTGGTTGCACCGGAAGTCGAATCCCGATTCCCGAACCGCTGGTTCGGTGAGTTTGAAGTAGGAGCCAGAGGCCCGTTGTTCTGGATCGATGATGGAATCGACCGAGACGGTTGTCAGGTAGTGGAGGACGGCGTCGTGTGTTACAGCGACCGTGCTGGTAAAGGGTTCATGAGTTGGGGAGATATCTTCGGCGGTTCGTTCGTCAAAGACTACGAGACCAAGAAGCTGTCTACCCTACTCGACGAATACTGGTTCAATGGTAAGACCTTCTTCAAGCTCCTATACGGAAACGCCGTGTCGATACCGAAGGAGCAACTCCTTCTAGAGCTTCGTCAAGCGGGGTTCTCTGTCAGGGTCAGGAGAGGTAGGGCGATCAGCGAGGTGGAGGAAGCTCTCCTCACGGTGAGCAACAACAACCGTATCGACGAGATCGCACCTGTTGTGTTCTCAAGCGAACGTATTGTGTCCTACAATGCTACCCGTATTCTCAACTGCTCTAACCTAGTTCCGGTGGAGCCAGACTCAGACGGAGATCCAGCCAAGTGGCCGTTCCTGCACCAATGGCTGAATCAGCTATTCGCGAATAGCTCAAAGAACTCCGCCTTAGATTATTTTTACTCATGGATGCAGCGTTTCTACACTGCGGTTTTGGATAGGGTTCCCTTACAGGGACAAGCTCTGCTGCTGGTCGGGCCGACAGGTCGTGGCAAGTCGCTATTGTCGAACAAAATTATCAGTGGCCTTGTAGGGGGTTTCTCTGATGCGTCTGACTACCTGTCAGGTCAGACGAAGTTCAACAAAGACTTAGGTCGTGTCGCCTCATGGGTTATTGACGATACGACCTCAGCAGCTAGCTTTCAAGACCAGAGACGTGCGACCGAACTGCTCAAGCGTGCGGTAGCTAATCCAAGAGTCGAGTATATGGCCAAGTATGCGGACGCCATGTCTATTCCTTGGACAGGTAGAGTTATCTTGTCGCTGAACATGGACGCCAACTCGCTGTCAGTGATCCCGTCTCTGGATACCAGTAACCGCGATAAGCTCATGGCTTTGTTGATTAGCAATAAGTCCACTAATAGTTTTCCGGCTAACTCACAGCTAGAGGCTACTATCGAACAAGAGCTACCGCACTTCGGTAAGTTCCTGCTCGACTGGAAGGTTCCCAAAGAGGTCGAGGACGTTGGTCGGTTCGGTGTGCAGTCATTCATCGACCCCACCATCGCGGACGCCGCTTACGACAACAGTAGTCGCAGTTCAATCGCGGAGTTGGTCGAGTTCTTCGCCAAGCGTTGCCGTGAGATTCACCCTGACATGGGTAAATGGAGCGGGACTCTGACTGAGTTTCAGGTGATGATCCACGATCTGAACAACGGGCGTGATGTCGGTTCTTCCCGTAATCTGGAGTTCTGCCGACGAGGCATGATCACTCTGGAAGAAGCTAGTCGGGTCAATGACAAGATCCGTCCCGTCATGTCCTACGGTCAGGGCGGTGGTAAATTATGGAGTATTGATCTCAGCGAGAATTACGATATAGGTTATGCAGCGGATGACAAACGAGGACATTCAGATAAAGAGGCAGGAGCTTTGCGGTGAGTTCTGGTTAGACCTGCGTGAAGCGATAGAGGCTGTGGGGGGAGACCCATCTACCATAGACCTCTACGCAGACGCACCACTTAGTGAGTTTATCGAACTCGTCGCGCCAAACGGAATAAGGCCCATCTTTAAAAATACGGGCCACATCCACCACAAAAAACTACCGCCGGAGGAAGAGTGACTCGAAAGCATCGGGCCGACGGGTCTTCTTAATCTCGATATTGTATCCGTCGGCCTTGAAGCGGAACCCGTCTTTATCGTGAGTCCCTCTCTTGTTGAATCGTTTTTTGTGGATGATCGTCTTCTTGGGCGTCCACCCACAGAGCCACACCTTCCGTAGACCTTTGTGGACCCGCATGAAGAAGTATATGTCGGCCTCAAACTTGCTGAACTTGGTGCTGACTACTGAGGCGTTGTATTCCAGCTTAGGTGGGGTGTTGCAGCTCTTAGCCTTAACGTCAACCTTGAGACCTTTGTATTCGTAGTCGTGGGTGTAGGACTTGTCGCCGACGTAGTTGAACTGCTTGAAGGTATTCTCGAAAGCGACTTCACCTAAGAAGCCTGTCATGTTGCCTTTGCCGTTCGTGAACGATGTCCTTAACTCTCCTAAAGCGTCGGATCTCCGGCACGCTTCCGCGACATCTTCAGGCGTAGGTTTGTATAGTATGAATCGACTCATGATTTGCGCTTACGCGCTTTCTTCAGGAGACTTTTTTTGCTCCTATAATTTGCGGTCTTCTCCGCGATCTTCTTAGGCTGCTTGACGAACTGCTTACCTTTCCGCATACCTTCACGCTTCTTGCTACTGGTTCGGGCATATTCCTCGTCAGTCAAAGCCTCACGCGCAGCCTTTGGCAAATATCGCTCTCCCGTTTTGAGTGAAGGCTTTCCAGACTTGGTTCCCCATTTCTCATCAGTCCAATTATCGAGAGATTTTTGTGGAGCTTTCTTAGGCATTAGTAACCGGATTGGGGTTTAGATCGTTTACGGATAATCTTCTTAGCCTTCTTCTTGGTAGATGGCTTAGTGTGGCCGTAGCCTTTCTTCTTCATGGCAAGGTGCTGCTCGTAGGTGTTAGCCTTGTAGCCTTTGCCAGACTTATCATACATCATGTGTGGTTTGAAATTTTTCATTAGTCTCTGTATCCTCCTCCTGCTTTCTTGTATCGTGCTGCTAGTAGTTGTGCTTTGCGGGCTGACCACTGGCCAGCTTTACCGCCCTTTGTTCCTGCTAAAATTCTTCTGAACATACGCTTACGCATTTTAGGCTTTGTGTAATTGCCCGCCTCGTTAACACGAGACTTAGACTTCTTGCGTTTAACTTTCTTGAGGACTTTTCTCTTACTCATTATTTTAAGCGTTTAAGGATTCGTTCGTAAGCCGGAAAGAAAACTTCGTCGATGCAACGGATACAGGCTTCTTCCTGAAAGCTCTCGCAGAACGAGATGCCAGAGATATGGAAGGCAGCGTGTAACATTTCATGGCGAAGGGTCGGTATGATTTCGTGTTCCGGTAGTTTGTTATGTAACTGGATTATTCGTTTCTCGTGTAGGTATTGCCCGTAGCAATCTTCTAACTCAGTCTTTTGAATCTTGATCCGCTGACCAGCGATCATGACTGACTTTAGTGATTTCACTTTTTAGATCTGTTCTTCGATTTACTCATAGGTTGGAGGTTAGATATATCGTTGTTTCTCGGATTACCGTCTTTATGGTCAACATCTTTTCCTTTGACCAACTTACCTGCAAGTTTCGCAATACGGCGAGCTTTGTTACGAGAGTTCCTATTATCTTTTTGTTCCCTTTTACCGTGGTAATCAGTGTATTCTTTTTTGTAGTTTCTCATGCGTTGTTAAAGTATTTGACAATCGCTTGCGCGTATACGTCGGCTAGTAGTGAGTGCTTTGAGTCAAAGAGAATCCATTCCTTCGGGGAACTTCCGAAGAAAGGCTCGCAGACAACGGCAGGTGGTGGGACGCTCCGCAAGAATCCGGCTCCCCGACCGTCTGGCTCAACCGCCTTTACGCCTCTGTCTTTCTGCACCTTAAAGGTTTCAGAGTGTGCCTTACAGAAGCAATCAGCTAAACGGCGGCCGTTGTTGCTGGTGTGGTAATGTAGGTATTCGTAGCCCTCTGCTTTCGTGCTTGAGTAGCTGTTGAAGTGCAGCTCAATCGCGATGTCGCACTTCTCCTTCGCAACGCTCTGGCCTAACCAGTCCACCGCACGGCTGTAGCTCTCCGATGGGTAGTCATCAAAGACTACCGATTGAATCCCTTGGTGGCGTAAGTGGTTCTGCAATAGGTCTGCGACCTTCTTGTTGTAAGTCCACTCGTCCACACCACCAACAGAGATTGCGCCTTTATCTCCAATCCGGCTGTGGCCAACACAAATAGCGACCTTCTTGAGCTTCTTAACCTTCTTACGCCGCAAAGCTTTAGCCACTCTGTAAGCGGCTATTAGTTCTAAAATTTTGTCGAGTATTTCGCTTGGCTTCATTTACCGATAATAATTGCGCGGCGGTAGCTGTAGTCACTGTGGAACTTCTGGCCACTACCTACGAAAATACCTTCCTTAAACTGATACTCAGCACCTTCAATTAAGGTCACTGTTGGTGGATCGTAGAGCGCACTTCTGTTCAAAGCGGAGGCGTCGCGATAACCTCTCGATACGCAGCTTGGCATTAGGAGAACCATCAGCAGCGAGAGAATCGATTTCATCTTCCAGTTCATAAATGTGTCGCCTTCTTTTCCAATTAAGCATAGCTACGTATGCTTTGATCAGCTCCGTGATCAGTTTAATCACTTATCTTTAGCCTTGAACACGTTAAGCGCGAGCCAGTCGATAACTTTATACGCTTTTCCAACGAGCGTGTCGTCTGCTGGCGTAGGTGTAAGGGCAGCGATAGCTGACGCGGCTGCGATGATGGCGGTAGCAATTCCAAAGATTTGCTCTTTGTTCTCGAAAATATAATTAATCATTTTTTGCGGTTTCGGAATTTTTCAACTGCTGTTATAGCAGAGAGGACGGCAATAATCAAGCCGAGAAAAGTCGAGAGCAGTTTAATGCCCATATCTAGGTTTTCAGGTAGGGTTGACATGAAAGCAATAGCGGAACCAACGATGCCGGATATAGGATGCGTGAGGTGCTGAAACATTTTACATTATATTTGGGATGGTGGACCCAGACCCTGACGGATCTAGAGAAACTCGTGGTTTAGCGGCTCCTCTGGCTGCGTCTAGTTCCTCATCCAGAAGCTTTTGGCAGATCGTCCAGTGGTATTGAGCGCGTTCTAAATCGGCATTGTCCTCCGCTAACATCCCTAAAAGGCCGTGTTTAATAGCGTTTAGGTTGCCTAGATAGATTAGATCGTCTTGAACAAGGACTGGCTCCCACGCCCGCTTGAGTAGGAGCTTAATGTTCTTAACCTCAGCGGAGGGATTACTAAACCGGAATCGACGGTAGCGAGCTACGCCGTCGCCTTTGACTACGGCTAAAACTATTTCAGAGTCGTCATCCTGATTAGAAGCGTATACTTCTACGCTATCGTGGATATCGGAAAACGAAATTTCGTTTACTTTCGTTATAGTAGCAGCAGACCATCCAGCACCGTAAGCCCCCAAATCCACACTATTACTTACTTTTGTTCCATCAGATTTTGTGCTTTCCACTACAATTTCCCCATCAGAAGGGAGTGACGTAGCGGGAGCAACAGCCCGAATTACTATTTCATAAACATCTGAATTAGTGGGGGTGCGTAAGTCTTCTTTAGAAGGGTGGTAACCGTCATCGACGACTCCAAAAATAGGTGAGGGGCCAGCCTTCGCGTAACCCCCAATACGATAATCATGCCACTGAGAACGAGCCTGAACCGGAGAATCCTCTAGCATAGCTCCTAATGGGCTCTCAGAATGCTGTGGCATCGCGAACTAATCATTGGTGGTCTCACTAGACCAGGCATAGAGTAGGTCTTGCCACATCCCCATCGCGTAGCGGCGGGGCATGC